CCGAACGATGATACCAACTTATTGCGTATTGATCTTGCAATAAACAGTTAGTTACTTCGCCATTAATGTTAATGCCAGGATAACGCTTCTCGCCATCGTAGTAAAACTCAGCAAGTCCAAACGCCTTATTAGGTGTTAATGGTAACGCTGCGATAATAGCGTTGTCAATTTCGGTTATTACTTGCTTAAGATTCATTTGTTCATTATTAATAAAGCGGTTTCTTGCGCAACGATTTGAGTCATTTCAAGCTCACGTTCTGACAATGCCCAAATTTCACCATATTTCTCAGTTAAATATTCTGTTTTTGTTTTACTATCGTTTTCTATTGTGTTACCTAAATTATCAATTGTGTAACCTTTCTCAGTTGCTTTTAATGTATAAGCACCCTCTAACTGCCTTGTCAACGATGCAATAACAGTACTATCCGCAGTTCGATTGTATTGTGATTGTCTTATCTTTAAATAGCTATTGCTATACGTTCCTATCTTACTACCATCCGTTTTTTTACCGCTTGTATGAATGCGATAATGCAACTCAGGCAGCACCGCAATAGCCGCAGCCCTTGAAACCGTTTCGGGGTTTCCAAGTTCTCGAAACTTAGCAAGTATATTGCCAATCACAAATGGTATGTTAGAGGTTATATCCATTAAGGTAGCTGAGTAAACACTTGTATTTGACTATTGCACTCTAAACATGCATCACATTCTAATTTAATGCCGCCTAATGCATTCTTAATTGCCTCCTCATAACGTGTTGTGTATAATGCTAACAACTCGTTAGCCTCCTCACGTTTAACCGTTGTGTAGAAGTTTGTTCTTTCCGAATATAAACGCTCAGTCATAAACTCGATGCCTAATGCATACCAATAAGCTTCAGCAAACAGCATTCTATTTGAACAAACCGCAGAATCATAACTGCATCCAAGTGTTAATAGTACTTGTAATGAGTCAGCAATAGTGTTGTATGTTAGTGTTCCGTTTGCACTTGAATTTGATGAAACAAAACCATTGATTTGACCGCATGTTCCGCAGTCATAATAAGCGCTAAAACAACTGGCAAAAAACGTATCTGAATCGGTGGTCGAATAGGTAACACCGTTAATGTTTGTGTCTAAAAAACCGATGGCTAAAATAGCGCAATCAAATTGTTTTAGTATAGAGAATTCATTCCAACCATTAACCATATTTGCAACGGTTAAAGTCTTAGTGAATAGTACTTCCTTAGATAAGTAATTAAAAAACTTTACATCAATTGTCGTTGCAGTTGTGGTGCTTGACTTGTAAAATCTTATTTTGTCAACCGTTGTTGTTTGCAATGGGCTAATCTTCCAATTGTCAACAAGTGTGTAAGCCGAATTTATAACGATGCCCTTGAATAAATTGTTACTTGTTGAGGGTAACTCATCATCGCCAAACACATCGACTGTCCTACGCACTCTTTTGATATCGTAACGGGTTGACATGTACGATATAATTTGATTCTTCATTCGCGCCTCAGCACGTTCATTGATAGCATTCCATACGCCGATGTAATTTTGTTGCTCACTATTGGCTACTTGCTCAAATGATTTTAATGAAATGCCTGGCAGGCTGTTTAAAGAATAAACAGCCTGCGGCACCTCTGTAATTGAGCAACCGTTGAGTTTTACGATTCCGTCAAAACAACTCATTTATTAAGAGTTAGTTGCGGTGTAACGTAAACTTCCATTGTTGCCAGTTAATCTGTCAGATGCTAAGTAAGCATCACTTGGCACTTGCCATAATGCAAATCTCTTAGACATAATCAAAGAATATCCTGCTCCAAGCGTTGCAGATTCGTAACCAACTGTGGTTTCAGTAGGGCAGTCAATCTCTCTTAATTGGAAATCGATGTTTAACATACCTAAAGTTCCCTCACTTCCTGGCATTTCAAATGGCATTGCCATGTTCCAGAATGTAGATAAACCAAGTTGTTGTGCTCTGAATCCTTTGTAACGGTCTAATTCAACAATACCAAAAGTTCCAGGCATCAATACTGCAAACTGATTTGACCCCCAAGATGTACCTGAATAGATATCGTGGTAGTAATCAATGTTACCAGCAGCGGCCGCGTTGTTTAACGTAGCGTATTGAGTCATTGCAGGATTCAAAGATTGAACGTAAGCAGAATCAACCAAACCACTTCCAACAACGATTGGTCTACCTTGACCCTCATTGCTTCTGTAATCGGTTAACACTTTTGTCCAACCCTCTGTAAAATCATTTACAGTTGAATCGTTGTTGAAGTTAACGGTAACCGCAGTATTGTTTCCAGTTACTACGTTTGTACCCCATGTAACTTGACCTAACAATGTTTGGTCAATCTTACCAACGAAGCCATTCATAGCAGCCATTAAGCCTGCTAAGTGTTCTTGCATAAATGGAGTTGGTGCACCACCGATTGATACAGTTGCAGAAGCCTCATCGCAGTAACGTGCGATAGTTGCTTGGTCAAAGTGTAATCCGAATTTTACGATTGAAGTTGTATCAATTGTAATTTCATCATACGCTTGTACTAAGTCAATATCACAGTTGTCAGCGGTTGACATTTGTGCTGGTGTTGTACGTTGGTAGTATTTCAATCTTAAATCTTTAATGTGGCCTGCAGTGTTTGCAAGTTGCAAAGAGTCAGCGATTGGTGTTGCGTTTGCGCCTTTCTCTAAAGCAGCGCGTAAAAATCCCGTAGGAGTAATCTTATGTTCTGGTGCGTTTTGTCCAATTATGAATTTCATATGTTGGAGCATCGCGGGGCAATAACCTAATGCCATGATATTTTAGTGTTTATTTCTGCCCGAAACCTTGCAATGCGATGTCTAAGTCGCTTAAAGCGTTGGCTGCCGCGGCAGATGGTTTAGATGAGCTTTGTTGGCTCTGTGTCGACTTTGGTGGCATACCGCCTCCATTGTCAGATACTTTCAAAAACTTGTTGTCGGCCAAGGCCATATCTGTGAGAGTGTCAAGGTCGAGTTCCTTTCCGTTGTCAAAGATAAGCATTTTATCATCATCTTTTGCAACTAATTTTAACTTACCATCAATTTTTTTTATTGCCGCACTTTTTTCAGCAAGTTTTTTATTTAAAAACTCACGCGCAATCTTAGATTCGACATCCAAACCAAACTGACCAGGCAACTTCTTAGATGAAATGATGCGGTTAATCTCCATCTCTGTAAACTCGCCATCATACTTAGCAACAATTGCATCGATAGCACTTTGCTTTTCAAATGCGGCATCGGTTGCGGCCTTAGAAAGTTGTGCGCTTAGTTCGTTAATCTTACGTTCAAGTTCTGCCTTATCGCCTTTGCCATCAATTTGCTTTGATTTCAATTCAGCAATCTTTTTTATTGCTACCTCAACTTTATTGTAGGTGTTTGGGTCATCGGTAATCAGTTTGATAGTATCATCATCGGCGCCATTGTCCTTTAACCACGTTGAAACTTTATTATTGAACGGATCTAATGCCTCGGCTTTAAAATGTTTCTTAATGTCGATGTTATTCTTTGCCTCATTTGCACTCATAAGAGTAGTCAATGATTGGTCAACCTCATCAGGTATCTCAGCAACCAGTTCTTTGATGCCTATAAGTTGTCTGTATGTTTCAGAGTTAAGGTCGAAACCCGCTTTGGTAAGTAATTTTTTAATTGTATCAGCTAATATTGCCATTTTGTTTATGTTTTAAATTATAATTAACGTGAGCCACCGCATCCTTTGCAGCCGCCTTTAGGTTTAGTTTGCTTTGCCATTATTTCTTTGGTTTAGTGGTTTCGTTTTTAGCCTCTAACATCTCCATTAACTTAGCATTTTGCGCAATAAGCATCTCCATGATGTTTGTGTTTGCTGCATTAGGTTGCCCTTTGCGTGTCGGTGGGTAAAGAATAGCGTGTGCTTCTGCAACACCTAACTCTGCGGCTTGCTCGGTTGTTAATTCAACTTCCTCAACTTTGTATTTCTCGCGTTTTTCATTGCTCAAAGAACGCTTATAAGTTTCATGAAATTGTTTGTTAGTGCGGTTTAGTGGGAAGTAATTAACTTCGTTTCGCACGTTGGTAATCTTTAGTAATTTAAATAGTGTCGGATTTGTTTCCATTTTATTATTGGGTTTAATTATTTATTTGCAAATGTAGCAATTATATTCTTAGGTACAAGCGAAGCGGGTATCGGATATGCTTGGTGCCCGCAGTTATAACCGCCTCGATAAGTTTGGAAGTTACTTGGGTTAGTATCCTCAATCATTCCTTGCGGTAAGTCAGTGCGTGGATTGATTTGTCCTTGCATTTCTTTAAATTCTGCAAAGTTGCCTTTGATAATCTTTGGCAGTTCGCTTCTGTGGTAGTATTGCTTTTGCGTTAATGCCTTACAAAACGTTCGTGTTGTCTTTATATTACTGCCGACATATCGAAACCAATCCCAACCCAAATCCGCGCTTATAGCTTGGTTAACGGTGGCGTTGTATTGATTGATTGAATCAGTTGCAATCTGTTTTGTGTACTTAACTAATGCGCCATCAATCGTTGGTGTGCCATTGATGTAGTTGTTTAGTTCCTTAGATAGCTTAGAGTAACTTCCACCCGTAGTTACATATGTGTTAATCATTTCGCGCACTGGAGTGATGAGGTTTTGATTCAATCCCGATTCGGTTAACCCCTCCAACGTAACCGATATTGATTGTTGCCTGATTGCCTCAACTACTTTAGGCGGTTTGAATTTCTTTTCAAGTGCTTTGTAGTAAGAAAAATTAAGCGCGTTTACCTTATCGTAAAGCTTTGCAAACTTCGTTACACTTTCGCCATAATCGGAATCATCTAAAATGATTGTTTCTAAGTCGCTCTTAAGACTGGATAATAGTTTGATATTCTTAACTGAATTTGTTATCGTATCGCCTTGAACACCTAACTCACGTTGGAATTGTAATAGCCTACGATAGATTTGTTCTTGAATTTTTGGCATTGCCTCATTCCAAGTAATCAAACCATTGTCAATGGCGTTTAATGTTGATTGTATTTCTTTACTTCCAACCGCCATTAAGTTAATTTTGTTATCTTATCCAACTGCGCTTCCGTTGTTACAATTTGCGGTGTTCCTAATTGCGCCTTAGCTTGTTCATAAGTTAATCCAAATCTATCCATAACCATTTCAATAGCTGCGTCTAAATCGTACACACCACTACTTACTGCTTTAACGATTTCAATAATACCCGATAAACCACCGACTGAGTATTTCAAATTTGCAGGAGATGGCCCACCAGTTGTTGATTGTGCTTCGTTTATATTGAATATCTGATTAAACAATATGTCCTTAGTGTTTATTTCTTTTAACTTCTCAACTGCAAATCCATTCAATACCGCTTGTTGCCTTGACTTATCTAAGCGGTTAAATTCAGGATTCTCAGCGTATGCACGTTGCACGAAATCTTGAATGTATGTGCTTATAACCGCATCAGTTTTAGATAGCATCTTATTGCTTACCAACAACGCTTTCTCCTCTTGCGTTTTACCACTTGCGGGGTCAAGGTTGAATGCATCGCGTAACATATCTTGCATTGCGATGTCATTCGGAAATCTTTTAACGATATATTCTAACTCTTGCGCACTTAATACCGCATCGTTTAAACCGCTATCCTTAGCCGCTTTAATTTCCTCAAGTATTAGTTGACTGCCTAAGATGTCAAACTGATTTGGCACAACGCAAACTGGCACCATTGACTTAATGGTTGCCACATCGTATATTTCTTTATATCGCCACATTGCACATAACTCCGCAATGTTTGTCATTATCGTTCCTAAGTCAACTGCAACACCATAAAAAGTGTTGTTTGTTTCATCTCTGTCATATGCCTTTGCAACACCACTTTGAGCCGCTGGTTGTGCCTCTAAAAACTGCATATTGATGGCAGCTAACGAACGATAACGCATTTCGTTTATGCGTTTATCCTGCAACTCAGCAATCTCGGTTTGTTTTTGTATGTAGCCCATCGGTGGAGTTGGTGCTGGCACTTCTCCCATCGATGTTTTAGCAGGTCTTACACGTATAGTTTCGTATGGCGATGTCGGAATCTGCCCATCCTTACACTTGCTATTAGTACAAGGAACACGCTCTTGCTCTTTTGTAAAAGTAAAGCCTTGACCGTTGCAACTTTTACATTGCTCATCTTGGTAAATCCAAACCGTTGAATGAATGTGCTGCGTAATCTCAGCACGTAAATCACTAAACTCAACCGTAGCCACGTTAAGCCATGGTAACATTGCTTTTAATCTGCTTTGATACTCGCGGCCAAGTTCTTCTTCTTCTTCAACAACACCACCGATTGTAAAGCCAGGGAATACACCTAAGCCATGGAATGTTTCCTCAACTAAATCAAACCCGTTGCCTTTCTTTTTCTTGCGCCACTTGGACCAACTAATCTTATCAATCGAATAATATACATTACCATTGTCATCATCCTTGTAAACGATGCTATTGCCCTCGTAATGGTAAACAATGCTACTTGAATTGATTACGTAAGGTTTCGGCTTCTTATATTCAGTTGGCTCAGCTTGTTCAGCCCACACAATAATAACACCGTTAGCATCGATTGTATATTGTTTTAAGCCCACTTGAAAAGCCCAATTCATTAACGATTTGGAAGCGGTAAAGTTTTTAGTAAGGTATGTTTTTAAGTCCTCATCTTTGGCAATTCTTGGATATTGCGTGTCGGGAAACTTTAAAAAGAATCCATCCGCACGTTGTATTTTATTTAGTGCATTTAAAACGCGATCATAAACTTCGCTAAACACCGCCTCATAAGTTTTCTTACGATATTCCTTAACGATTATGTGCTCGTTAGGTCTTACCTCATCGATTAATTTACGTGGATATTCTCCATCGGAATAGTATTGGAAGTTAACATATTCCTCATCTTCTATATGTGGATTACGTGCGACATCGGCAACGATATCGGCATCAATAATAATGTATTTGTTTTCGGTTTCCATTTAGTAAGTATGGCGTTCTGGAGCCCATCTTCTTTTAGGCTGTTGTAAAAATTTATATCGCATATTCATTCTTAATGCATGAATTTGCACAAGGTTGTTATATATTGTTAATTGCACTTCACTTATTCTGTTACCTCCAATAGATACACCACAATAGTCATCTGTTAAATCCTTTAATCGCATCGTTTTAGTTGAATCCATTGGCCAAAAAGTAGGGTGATACATTTCTTGATGGCAGTCAACACCTAACTGGCACATTGCAATCCATAACGGTAACTCATCGGGTATGCATCCTGCAAACTCAATATTCTTTACACGTATGTTTTCAAAGTTTTCTACCCACTTAGCAAACAAAGGATGTCCTTTTTTCCACCATATAAACTCGCTATGCACATTCCAAATCTTTTCAGTTGTGAATCCGAACGCTTCTTTTACTTCTAATAAGTTAGCCCATTGCTTTGAATCGGCAGTAATCTCATCATTATCATAGTTTTTAAACCCGCTATTTTTTACCGCGAAATCAATTCCTTTTAGTGATTCGATTACTTCATTTATTTTGTGGTTGTTAATCATTATCACATCGGCATCAATAAACAACGTATACTCATAAGGTGTTAACTCATCCATGTGCGCCTTTGCTTTGATGTAACAAGTTTCGTTATCGTTTAACGTGTAACAATGTGGCGGGATTTCTTTTATCTCGGTAAACAATGCTTTGTAGTCTTCATCTAAACGCGTGATAGTATCGGCTTGCGTTACTAATGTTATAGGTAAGTCACAACCGTTTGCACGCAATGACATCGCAAGGTTTGCAGCCATGCACCCATAGTTTTTATGGCCGATTCCGATTAAGAGTATTCCAGTTGTCATTCGCAGTTAGAATTAAAGTTGTTAAATGGCGTTTCAAAGATAGTAAAATCTGAGCTCCAAATGTTTACGTTCTGCATTATTTCGGGATAATTATTGTTATACTCATCCTCAAATCGTGCTTGTATTTGAGTTGTAAAGTTTTCGGGTGTGAAGTAAATGCCATCATGATTCAATGCAATTACTAAGTTTTGATGCACTTCCTCTGGCACCTCATCGACATAACCTTTATAACGCTTTGCCAATCGTGCCGATAATAATTGGCGGCTTCCATCAGGTCGAACGTAAACAGTTTTGTCGCTGCTAATGTTTGGCTCTTTAAAGTATAATGGTAAGCGGATATAGTTAGTTGTCGGTATAAGCAAAGGTGGTGCAGGAGGTGGATTAATAACAACAACCGCAGTCCTATAATAAAAACCAAATGCGTTACTTGTGTTTGTGTATGCAAGTTTAGTGGTTAAGCATTTATCATTAACTTTTTTAAAACATTGATTCGATACAAAAAAACTTGGCTCCGAAACACCACACGCAAACGCTAACTGAAAACAATCTCCATCAAAAGTATTATCAAGTAAATTAGATAACACAAACGAAAAATAAATATTGTAAATCGGCACTCCGCTTTGAGTTCCATTAGTTACAATGCTTGTTATTACATCGTTCAAAATTATACCAGTGCCGCTTGTCGGCACTTTATAAACTGTCACGCTACTTATTACCTCACTCGATACTATTTGCGTTTGAAAAGCCACATCGCCAACCTCATATATCGGTAAGCAAAAGTCTTTTTGAATTCCGCACTCAGTATCGGTTACATATTCGGGTATGCCTAAGTCATTGCTTAGGTTGTAAAAGGTTACAAAACTATTTGGTATGTTTAATATCGCTGCCATTATCTTCTAATTAAAAGTTTAAATTCTGCTAATCCCTCGTTCGGATCGTGATTAATTTCAACAATGTTACCAATGTAGTAAGTGTCTGAGCATCTGAAACGAATTGCACCATAAGGATTTACTTTAACATCTTCAAAATCTGCCATCGAAAATGGTGCGGTAAAGGTTACGTATTCAGTCTTCCAAATCGGTGTGATGTAATAGTCATTGTCGAAGTTGCTCACATCGATAGTTTCCTTTTCAGATAATGTGCTGCCCTCAATAGGGCAATAAGTAGTCATTTGCCCTTGCGCAATGTAGTTACCGGTGCCGCTTGTGAATATAAAGTTTTCATTAGCAACAGTTGGTTGCGCTGCGGCAATGGATTTAAACCAACGCATCAATGAACGCGCAGGAGTTAACGCATAATTCATTCGTGTGTTAGGTGAATAAACGTTATCAGGGTTAGCATCGATGCCTCTGTAAGCATATAAGTTAGCATCCTCAACAATAGCATGCACAATAAACAAGTCATCATCATAACGCCAATCACTTGTTCCCGTTCTTGCTTGGTTTTTTCTGCGTGTTATTTCAATCGTATATCCTGCACTTATGATGTCAGACATTAGGTCTAACTCGGTTGGATTTGAGTCGATGTTTCTGCGATATTGTCGCTCGGTATTCATCTCATCAAGCCCGTTATACTCTTCGGCTTCCCATTTGTTATAGCCAACCATTATCGTTCCGTAAATCAAATCTTTTGCGGTTGTGAATATAGCTTTGTCAACTAATCCGACATCGACAACAATTGTTGATTTATAAAACTCTTCAATACGTGCAATCTTTAATTCGGTTTCGTTGTTGTCAAACCCCCAACCGATGTTAAATATTTTGCGGCATTGCTCAAATAAATACTCGTATGATACAAATAATTTTGGAACACTTGGCTCAGTTACTTGGCGAATAAATGAGCCCTTAGTTATTTGATAAAAATCTAAACATTGATTCAACTCCTCTTCCATAACTACCGATGGGCAATCCTCATCCATGTATGCAGTCGGTAAGAACTCTAACAACTCGGGCAAATAAACTGATGTGGCAACTGATGGCTCGCAGTTTGAATTGAGTGTCATCTCTACTTTAGAGGTGTTATCGTAATCAATGCTAATAATTAATTTACGTACAAATAAAGTATTCCAAACATTGGGCTCAAAAAAACATTCCCAATAAAGAAACAAATAATCAGCATCTGAGTATGATGGCGTGCCTGAATATGTAAAATTAAATGCTACTGATTGAGGAACTGCAGTTGGGCAAGTTATTACTGGAATAAAACCAACATCGGTAATAGGAGTAAATATACCATCAGTGCTATTGTATTTTGCTAATTTTAAAATTGGAATTACTTCTCCATCATAAGTTCCTCCTGCGGGCTCTGTTGTATATTCAACATTAAAAGTCCCTTTACAAATTATATCAATTTGTGCATCATTATCTATGCAATTTAATGGGTCAGATGTGCGCTCCCAAATAGTTAAAAATTTACCAAAAGTTTCAAATGCATCAACATGGTCTGTTATAAATCGTGAAAGTGGTGGTAGGTCACCACTTGTAGTAGGAATAAGCGTTGCACCATTCATATTAAATGTTCCAATCTCTTCCATATTTCTTTCAGGAAGTGTCATGCAAAAGTTTAAATATAAAAAACCATTAGCACCAAACGGAAAATAGGTAAATCCAACGGTTGTCCCATCATTAAACGCTTTATTCTGCAAAAAGATATCTTGCCCCTCAATGTTTAATACCCTTAACAATGGTGGTGTTATTGCCTGCCCATCAAAGTTAGTTGTTGCCTCAATGTCAACATCTTGACCCATTCTACTCATAAACACATCGGTGCACTTAGATGCGGTTACGCTAATTTTAATAAAGCAATAGTCAGCACATTGCCTTTCAAATGTATTAAAATCAAATGCACCAATAAAGTAGTTAGTATAGCCATCGCCCTCGGCACATTCGTAATCGATTTGCACTTGGTATTGACCATTGGCGCCATTCGTTTGATACTCTGTGTATAACAAATCGTAAGCTTCACCAACCCACTCAAATGAATCAGTTGAGATGTTTATATTAATGCCATGATGCACAATGTTACGCGTTAAGTTGCCACCAATACCATTCCACCCAACTGGCGATTCAACAACGGTTGAAACACTTGAACTGTCTATTAATGTGAACTTCCAATTCATGCTTTGTATCTCATTTTTTTGTTTCTAAATTCAACGCGGCTATTTTCTTTGAGCAAAAAAGTTGTTAATCCTTGCTCATCAATATTGACATTAAGATTCGATTTGTGCTTTGCCATAATGCGGTCTAACTTATCGTAGTTAATTCCATCACTACTTGCACTTTGTTTGGTTTGAAATTGTGCGGCAAGGTCGAATGTTCCGTTGGCTAATGCAGTTAAGATATTGTTTGCAAATGTAGGCTCAACCTCGCCGCTATTAAGCACTTTTAACGATGGCAAATAATCGGATGTAGATTGTCTATTGATTACGTATTCGCCTCGTTCAGCCTCTATCAATGTGCCTCCACTTGAATGCAATTGACCGCCTACCATACCACCATCGGCAAACTTTGGCGGTTGTGCGTTTTCAATGATTGCGATTTGTGCGCCCGTTGCTATAGCCGCGGCTGCTAACGATGCTATGGTTGCAGGATTTAATGGCCCGCCTGGAACTGTTGCAAGTATGTTACCAATTGTTAAAGCTCCATTGATTATCGCTTGCATTATTGCCGCTTGTTTCTGTCCCTCCCAAGCGCGTGTTTTGATTTCGGCTTCTTGTTGTGCGTATCTTTCCTCAATCTGTAATCGTTGTGCATCTGTTAGATTCTTATTTGCCAACTCGGCATCTTTACGCTCACTAAGTGACTCTAATATCGATGCGGTTTCGGCATCTCTATTTTGTTGGTTGATTGTGAATATTGTGTTTGAAAGAGTTTGCGCTGAAGATAACGCTAATTGAGTATATTCCTTAATTTTTTCTTTATCATATGCGGCTTTCTTATCTGCCGCTTCTTTTGCTGCATCTAATTTTGCTTGTTCTGCCGCTGCCCATGCTTCTAAATCTGCATCGTAATAGTCATCTTGCGCGTATTTTTTATCCACCAACATCCTAACAAATGCATCATATTCTTTGTCAAACTGCTCATTCTTTAATATTAATTCGCTATCAGTTAAATCGCCAGTTAACCTTACTTGGTCTTTTTTTAATTCAGTTATTTTTTTAAAGTAAAATGCTTGGTCATCAATTGATGTGGAAGATTCCAAAGCTATTTGATTAGCTGCTATTTCCTCACGCAATCTGCGTTCTTCCTCTTTTATTGTGTTATCTACTTCCTCTTTTTTATTTTTTACAACTGCTTTACTTGTATCTTTTTCTTTTTGCAATTTAGCATCAGCAGCCGCCTTGTTAATATCTGCTATATCATCATTATAAGATTTTTCGGCAAGTTTAAAATCTTTAACATATTGGTTGTATATTCTTAAACGTTCGGCTTGATATGTTTTATTTGTTCTAATTTGATCACTAATGTCTAATGCATTAAATTCATCATCAAGTGTTTTTATATCTTTACGCATTTCTCTTTCAAACTGCATTTGAGATTTATTCCTTGAAATTAAAGCATCTACACGCATTTTTGTTTCATCGGATAATCCTTTTCGTAATAACTCAATTCTTGTTTTTACCACTGCAAGGCTGCCCTCATCTCTACCTATTTCAGCTATTTTTTTATTAAAGTTTTCTACACCATCATCTGCTGTATCATTTAGATAAGAAACAAGCGCAACCAAACCAATAACTAACAAACTAACGCCAGCAGTTGCCATCGCAGTTGATGCCGCTATGCTTGTGCCCATAACTCTCGCACTAACCGCAGCCGCCTTTTGTGCGCCATCCAACACATAGGTTCTCAATGCACTCTCAGTTGTGGCTATGCTTGCTAACTCTTGAACACCTTGCAATAATGCCATTGCACCTTGGGCTTGCGCTAATGTTTTAGTTAACTTTTCATTCTCGCCTCCAAATAATGCCGCAGCACCCGCAGCAACCGAAGCCGCTGCCGCTATACCTTTAAACGCAGTCACAACCGCATCAATTCGCTTTGTGTCGCTTGCTAATGCCTTAACCTTATCGTTGACATCTCCAAGTTCATCGGTTAACTCTGCCGCGCGTTTTGTGGCTTCTTTCATTTCTTTTGCACCTAATGAACCACTTGCAATCTGCGCTTTTAATTCTTTCAATTCGGCTTTCATTGACTTGAAGCCACCACCCGCTTGCTTGGTTTCTTTCGTTACCTCAGCTAAATGGTCAGCAAATCCCTCCATAACACCCCCTTGAATCTCGGCCATAAGCCCATCGACTTCGTTGGACAATTTGCCCATTTCGGTGGTGGATTTATTTAAGTTTTGGATAAATTCCTTTTGCTCATTGTTGACCTGAGCAAATGCAGCAGCATCTTCTTTGCTTATCTTACCAAGTAACTCTAATTGCTTAATCGCGGGCTCAAGTCCTGATGTGTCTGCAACGAATTTAATTATTACATTTTCCAACTGCCATTACTTTTTAGGCGTTTTTGGTTGTGGCTTCTTTGCCTCATTAGCAAAGAAAAAGAAATCCCACAAATTTAGTAAATTAATTTGATAATTCGCGGGTAAATATTTTAATACGGTAATCTTTAATCTTTCTCGGCTTGCAATTCCATCCCTAATGTCTGTAACGAAAGAATATCCCGTTGAATCTGCTCTACCTTTTCCACTATCGCCAAATACGTCAGGGAAGTGTCGCCTGACTTCGCTAAAAACGGAATTAATTTCTTTATTGGCATTGACAAAAAAAAACTATCGCCTGCATTCTCTTTCCAGTTCTTAATCTTTTTTTCGTTGGCCTTAAAATCATAACGTGTCAATGGCTCACTTTTATCCACAAATGCAACCGAAGCGACCTTATAGATAATATCCTTGCTTATAATGAAGTTACAACGCTCCTCGAATCGCATTTGCAGTTTTATTATCTCGTTGAGGTTTATTTTCTTTGGATCACTTAACAACTTGCTCATTGCCGCGTTGTAATTCTTAATGTAATCGTTAGTGACTCCGTTTTGCATTTCTTGGTAGAATGTTAACGCTTCTAACCCACGTTCGTAAGGTAGGTTGTTTTTATCGACAAACTCAAAGTAGTCAACGCCTCCGCACTTGAACGCGAATTCAAGCGGGAATTCAGATTTATAAGTTGGTGGTAATTTCTTGAATAGGTTTCGGAAGTTCATTGTTGTGTGTATAGTGTTTAGTTCTTAAGTTAATTATTATTTTATTGTCTGTTTTATTATACGTGCGCTTCTTTGCGCTACCTCCACACCCGCACGTTTGACCAGTGTAAGTGTAGCCAAGTGATAGTAGAAATTTATGTGCATCTTCAATCTCCATGATAATACATTTTAGATGTTAACGCGTTTAATCCACATAAAATAAGTAAGTAAGGTAGCAAGTGCAAGTCGGTTACAAAATATAACCAACCGATTAAACCCCACACCGAAGCCATGCAAGGCGGGCAATCAAACAATGGTTTGCTCCAAAATTCGCCAACGTAATGGCGGATATAGTTTGCTGCTTGCTCGAATAACATACCCTCACGCGTTAGGCAGTGAACACCTAAACAACCGAGGCTATTCAGGACAAGGACAAGGGATAATGGCAATAGTATCATCTTCAGTTATGTTTATGAAGTTAAGTGTAATTGATGAATAAACAGTGCCGCAAATATCAAAGGTTGTGACATTGCAGCCATTTAGTATTTCAACTTTTACGGGGCCAGTTCCAATGTTCCAGAATCCGTTATTGTTCATTTCAATTACTGCATCGTATAGTCCGCTTGTTACATCTTTTTTAAGCACCCATCCATTTGAATAGGTAAACTTAATTACGTAGTTAGTATCGTTTGTAAATGTGGGTGAACTAAATTCTAATACCTCAGCGCAGCCGCTAATGTCTTGGGTGTAGCTTGTTAGGCAGTTAAGTATTGGCATGGTTTTAATTATAATTCATTAATTCTGTATTCAATAGATCAAAGTCAAAGGTAATATATTTTGTTTTAAACTTATGTAATAAATATGGTAAACTTAATTGGTCTTGAACTGAATAAATGTTATTGTGAAAAAACCATTCTTTTAATAAATTATATTCAGTATTTTCAACTAACTTACTTGAATAAATAAAACAACCAGCAGCAAATAACTTATCATCTACAAATGTTTTATCGGTTAAATAATCCTCCACTTGTTTATCCATGTGTTCGCCAACGTATCTGCTATTTAAATAATGGTTACCCTCTTTAATTAAAATGTTTACAAACTCTAATTCGGTTTGTATGCTACCTCTATGTGAATGATTAAACAAACCTATTTCAGCATCGCCTAATTGATTAATAAGTGTTTGAATTATACCGTTATTTAATGTAAACTTTGAGTCAACCCAAATGTAATAATCATAACCAGGTGCCGAAATCCATTCTAACATTTTAGGTATTTTACCCTTTAACCTTGGATGCATGCTCAATAACCTTGATGGTGTGTTTGAGTCATTGTATATTTTAATATCAACACTTAAACTATTAATCTCTTCTTGATTGTTAATAATAAGACTTTGATTATCTCCAAAGTTGCATGATGTAAGTCTTATTTTCATTACTTTTGATTTATTAGTAAATAAACTCCGTAGCTAAACATTAGTAGGTTTAACGTATTCAATGTAATTATAACAACTAATAGTTTAATGTTTTGCATACTTTGTTTTATAAATTTCGTTATCATTCAATTGAATCATTCCAAATTCAGGCAGTTGTGATGTGGTGCTAATCTCGGATTGAATCGATAACCCATGCAACTCGTAAGGTCTTGAATTTTGAGCCAACCAATCATCGCCATTTGCAATCAATAAGTCTTCGGGTATAGCAACGTATTTTGATTTATGCATCAACATCATACACCCCCATCCGTAAGGGCGTTGCTTCATTGCTTTAAGATGGATGTTAGCATCCTTTTTTAGTTGGTAGTTTTCAAATGCCATACCGATAACGCCTAAGTAGTTTAATGAGCCATCATCGTAAAACTTTAAGAACGATGGGTCAAAGTTTATATCATCGTTGCATATCAATATGTTATCATACTTAGCGCGCTCAACTCCGTAATTCCACGCGGGATTTACATAGATGTTTTCAGCCATTAAGTGTATGTCATACTTAGCGCTTAGAGGCAAAGGTCTATATTCGGTTGTATCGTTGTCAATTATAATAATCTCACCGACAAATTCGCAAGCACAAAGGTCTTCAACAAGCTTTATGATGCGTGGACTTCTCCACATCGTAGGTATAATTACGCTAAACATTTGACAAATATATGAAATTTTTTAGATAAGTGTTACATGCATATCGAAAAGTGTCTAATGCATCGGCTTGCTGAGTCGGATCGTTTCGGTCTGTTTTCTTTATTGTCCCATCGGGCAACACTGCCACGTTTTCCAAATCGAATTGCAAGCCTTTAGTAAACTGCGGGTCAAGTTCTACATTGCCACGCGCAAGAAGTGAGTTGACAAGCATTCGGTTGTCTTCAAGCGATGGGTTTACACTTGGAACTAACATTTGATTGTTAGATAGGTTAAACTTCTGTCGAATCACAACATAATAGTTGAGGTTATCTTGCACTAATGCACTCGATGACTTGCCTGAAGCATCTCCAGTTACTTGGTAAAGTGCATTGCCATACTTGCTTTTAATAACATCGCATAGTTGATAGATGTCGCTATTGGCTAACTTAATGGTTTCCTTAACTCTTATCGTTGATGGCGGCATAACTTGAAGCACCGAGCAACATATTGGATTGCGGTTAAAATCGAAACTAAGTATGATGGGCAGTTGTTTATTAAGTTCAACGGGCTTAAGGTGTTTAGTCGAATCGTAAGCGTAAGCCCAACGATTGCCATCCATATCGAAGTTGGTCCAATCGCCGCCAATAAACTGCCGCCTATAACGCTCATCCATACGTGACCACACCTTACGTTGCTCCTCGGTTACGAATGCATTGTCATCGGGCAAAGCAAGTTGATAGTAAAACTCTGGCCCCAATTCGCCTTTAAGATACGGAATATGTATCTCATCTTTAATCCACGTTTGCGTTGGGTTAAAGGTTGCTAATATCAATGGGGTTGGCATCTTATCAATATACCACGAGCCAACGCGTGAGCTGCCAATATTCCATAACTTCTTGCTCAGTTCCTCAATCTGCTCAAAGTATATACCATTTGTTTCGAGTCCTAAGAAAGCATTCAACTCGGGGTCATGGCTTATGTTCTCAGCCATAAAAAATATCTTTGATTTGGTCTTAGTATTCTCTAAGAAGTAGTTTGACTTATCGCGACTCCATCTAAAGTGTGGTGAGCCATCGATTATCTTTTCAAAGGTGGGTATGATTGTCTTTACTAACTTTGGAAAGTCAGAACGGATAACATGCCACTTACTATTTGGATACATTGAGGCCAAACGCAAACAGATCGTGGCGCAAATGAAAGACTTGCCACCACGAATTGCGCCGCCGTAAAGTAAGTTGCGCTTCTCTGTCGCGCCTTGTGCCGCTGCCATTGCTTGAATATAGAAATCATATTGCTTTGGGTTGGCTTGTAAATCGACATTCATTAAATTTCAATCTTAGTACCATCAGGCATCGTGACAGTTGATGGTGGTCGCGTGTCTGTGATGGTTGTTTCGGTTTTAGTTATTTGCTCCTCAATTCCGTTATTCAATGTGTCAATTGCCTTAGCATTGCCCATCTTAGCGTTGTTAAATAAACTATCGACATACTCTTCCAGGTTGTTGGCGCCCGTTAACTTTTCGATAATCTTTTGAGTCAGCAATCTTTCAGCGCGCCTTGCCTCCCATCCTTTGCTCTTAGCTTCGGGTGTTGGTTGGTTGGTAGTTGTAAATGGTGTCCCATCAACTGCTCCTTTAAACGGTTTTAATGGACGTTTTTTGGGCGTTTTGTCATCGGCTTTCATAGCACAAAGATAAGAATTATTTTAATAAGTTTAGTATTTCAGTTTGCAGTTGCTCAAACGATGTAGCTACTATGTAATTACCTCCATCGGATTCAATTGCTTCTTTGCGTTTAAGTTGTGCTTCGCTTATCTTATCCGTTGGGGATTTTACCTCTATGGCAAACAATCGACCTCTCAATATACATTGTATGTCCTCCATGCCTTTGTTAAGCCCTGCAATGTAACCGATACCTTTTCTATATCTGCCCTCGCTACTTATGCGCCTTGCACTATTGCAGCTATGTACTGCTTTAAGGTAGGCAATAATAAGGTCAGTAAACTTATTGGTATTGAAAGCATCTTTGGTTTCTTTATGCTGCAGGATATTGTTTACCGGTAAGTCTAAATGGTTTGTCGTGAGCTCCGCTTTGCGCTTCTTAACCACTTTCTTTTTATTCAGGTTAAATCGCTCAATCGGTAAGGTGTTCCAAAACGCTTGATTCATGTTTGACCGTTTGTATTGATTGTGGTAATAAAGTTCAAATTCTGGGATTGTGTAGATTGTCATATTAATTACTATTACTTATTAATTACTTAAAAATTACCAAAAAATTACCAAGCGTATGCCTTACTACCATTGCTCTATATTATTATTATTATTAAAAAGTAATAAAGTAATAGAGAAATACAACATTTATACGTTTTTTGTTTTTGATATGTTTTTGCCATAGCTTTTGGATTATTACCGATATTTATTACTTTGTTGATTTTCAGCATATTAAATAGTAATTAGTAATTTTAGTAATATTACTACGCAAACCTTGGCATCTCTTCATTATAGTCATCAACTGAATCGTTTTGTTTATTAACTACTTTATTTTTAATATGATACGGATTTTTAAATAGAAAAGGAAGTCCAGTTTTGCTCACTTGTGGATAGTTCTCATTTGGAAATCCTTTATACTTTTTATTTTTTAAACATAAGATTTTCATTTCATCATTTATAACTTTACGAATATAAGACATTGTAATTTGATTATTAGTATTAAACCATTTTTCCTTAACATCCCTCGCAGTTACTTCAATAAATTCTATGCCATCATTATTCATAAAGAAATCCTCAAAATTCATTTCTATTTCTTTTCTCAATGTTGATTTGCTTTCCTCCATTACAACGTGCAATGATTCGGTTAATATTTCATCCTTGGTAAAAACCATACGCGATTTGCTAAAGTCTATTGCAGGCAATTGTATAAGATATTTAAGAAACTTTGGAATCTCATTAAACAAATCGTTTTCAATGTTAGTATTCTTTTTGCCTTTAATAAGTTTAATTTTGCGCACCCAAAAACGAATTTCCTCTTCATCAATTCTCATAAAGTCTGATTCTTTGTTGGTGCAAAAAATAACTTTGCCAAAAAATGGCACACTATAATGACTAACAAACTTTTGTGAAACCGACATTGTTTTGGCAGTTGCAATTGATTTTAACTTTTCAATTGCGTGTTGTTTATCGATGGTCGTTTCATCAATCATAATAATGTTTTTTGTCGCGTAAGCATCATTAAAATTGCTTGTAAGGTCACTTGGGTTAATAAGTGTAGTATTTTCTCCAAACAACATTTGAATCCAATTAAGAAAAGTTGTTTTACCCGTTTCGCGCTCGGTAGAAACAAGTGCTAATACTGGCAATATTTGGCGCGGATATTCGTATAGGATTTTCATATACTTCAAACCAAGCTCCCATTGCTCACCAAATATGTGGTGTATCAATCCCATAGTTACTGGTATATCGTTTTGGTTAACCTCATCAATAACAAATTTATGCGAAAACTTTGCGTAAAGGTTATAACAGTTGTTAAGCACTGGAGTATATTCAACATTGTCGGGGTAAATAGTAAAGTCATCAAACTTATAAATCATTCCAAGTAATTGTTTGCCATGGTCTTGCTTTATTTCATCTTTTTTCCAAGGTTTAAGAAGTGTGTTTTCAGATTTGTATCTGTCTTTTTTAGCTATAACTTTAAAGTAATCAGTTCCAACACGAATGTAAGGTATATCGGATTTCATTATTTCAAAATTAACATAAGACATTGCAGCAAATGAATCGCCTTGGAATTTAACTGCGGCTAAAACCATAAATTTAGAAACCTTGGCGCCAACACCGAGTCGGTAACTATTTTTTTTCATCACATCAATAGTGTTTAACTTATTGAGAATAAAAGTCGGTTTGTTAAGTTCTTGTGGATCTAAACTATCGGGATTCAATAGGCATACTTCCGTTTCTGATTTTACATTGCATTGTTTTATGCCCTCAAATATTGACACAAATGAGCCAAAGAAGTTAAAATAATCCACCGCGTTTAAAAGCGGGTTTGATTCAGGTTTTTTAAATTTGTCGCTCATAATTTTGTCAGATAAGTTGGTTGTGTAGTTCCTTTGTTAATCATTTCTTTACTTGTTTGCTTGTATATTGATGCTTTTTGCGATAGATAACCGTTGCCATCAATCATTTTCTGCAACACATCAATAGCATGTTGTTGGTCAATATAACCAGCACCAACATAACCACCCATTAAGTAAGCTGCGGCCCTCAATTGGGGATGACCATTGTCAACAATTACGTTTATTTTTTTTGCAATAATACGTTCAATTGTTGAAGTTTTGTCATCAATTATGTATTGTTTTGTGGCAGGACTTACAATTTCAATGTGCTTTGTTGACCAAGTTTGAGCATCGTTTCTGTGTAGGATGTCGGCATCGTAACTGATAAACATCGGTAGGATGCAGTTCTTTGGCGCTGTGTCAAAACCATTATAACAGTTAAGGTGTCGCTCGATGCCTGCATAATAGTGTTTAAATTCATCTACTGAAGTGCAAATCGGAATCTTAACTAAAGCCCTAACACCATGCCTTGAAGCCGAAAGCCACGCGGTAATGATGCACTTATATTCATTGAATAAATACTCTTTAAATTCAACCGCCACATCACTTGCTAAATGGTCGAAATCCAAAACAAGTAAGCCAGTCCAATGTTGAATATTGGAATACTTACGCGGCCCGTTAACATAAACACATGGAGTAAACGAGTATAGTTTTGACTTTAAAGCTTGTTTTTTGGCCATGTCTTTATTTTCCTCTGCAATACGTATCTCCTCAAATACATTGCGGATGTCTTTTTTAGGTGTTCTAATAGCGTTAATTAGATATTCAAGAGTAACACTACCAAGTGGAGTGCTACGTTTGATATCGGCCTCGTAGTAGTTGAATGTTATTGGTTGCATAGTTTATCCATCATAAACTCATAATTGGCTATGTGAACATTTGTATAATCAATACCGTTTGGATGTATCTTATGCTCAAATACTGGTTTATTGTTAATACTAAACTGATAGCCTAATGGTTTCTTTCGCACTTCACCAATGTTGAACACACCAAGAAAACCGTTAAAAGAATGGTGATCATGTAGCTCCTCATGTCTATCGATGTGCAATTCTACTCCATCAATAATTGTTGATTGCTCATTTAAAATAAAATAGCTATAAGATAAAGGTGGGCAAATTAAAACAATAGCTTTAACAAATTCGCCTGGTTTATATTCCCATTCTGCGGTTGTGTATCTTTCGGCTTGTTTAATGTACTTGCCTATTTCCTCGCCTCTTTTTTTGTCGGGTATTTTACATTCAATTGCAAAGTGATATTTGCCATCAATAGTTAAAAGCAAATCAATTCTATTTTTCTTGCACTTGCTTACTACTTCTCTTTGAACTTCAAAATACTTTTTAAATTTTAATTCAAGTTTGTTTACAAATTCTTTTTCTGTTTTCATGTTATTTTTTTTTAGGGTTTAGTTTATTGTACTCGGTTTGATTGTAATTAAAGCCATCGACAACCATTGCTTTTTGGATAGCGTGATAAATTGTTTCGGCCCATGTTGGAAGGATTTTCCCGCTTGGGGATTTTACTAAAAATATTTTCATACTTATAAGAATTAAAAAAGCCCGCTAAACTTTGCATAGGATTCCACTTCTATACTCGGTTAAACGGGCCAATATTATTATGTTTCTATAATGTGGAATCGAAACAACTTGGTAAATATAAGTAATAATTACTTAATCTGCAAATTACGATGTGTTGCTATACTGCAACCAGCAACATCAACACCATCCTTTAATGCTGCCTTAATTGCAGCCTTATCGGCTTGTTCGGTTACCTTAACCACCTTGTAAAGTGATGGTAGTGCATTGACATCATCAACCTCAACTGTTTCAGATTTGCGAAAGTTAATCTTTACCAATGGTGTCTTTATTTCTTCAATCTGGAATAAATCCATTGCGTGTTTTATGCGGTCTTTTAGATAGTCCGATGCTTTCTCGCGTTGTTTCTTTGCTGCCTGCAATCGTTTAATTTCAGCATCAATAATGTCAACATCAGCATCCATTTGCTTAATAACAAAAGAATAGGCAACAGATTTATTCTGTAGCTGCTCTTCGGTGATTGCTAAAGCTTCAGACAATTCGGGGGTTATTTCACCCCCGTTGTCGATTAATTCCTCTGCTAATTGGTTATAGGTTTGTTCGATTTGATAGATTGTTAGTTTCATTATGATTCGGTTTTAGATGTTAATGAAATAGTTGTTAATTTAGCTTTCATATCATCCTTTGCAGCCAACACTCTTAAGTCAAGTTTAATGTCTTTAGGAACTGCTTTCCAAATAGCTTGTAATTCATTTAACGAAACACACACTTGAATGTCATTAATTATCTCATCAATAGTTGTGTCAACTTCGATGTGTGTTGCCTCTTCAGTTGTCACCACTTGCATTTCCTCTGGCACATAAACTGGACCGCTAAAAATGTCGGGGCAATACCATTTAACACCATTACTGATTGCTCTGGCGAATAGCATATTCTTTGGAAATTTATCAATGTTCTTGGTTAGTGCTTTCCTTGCATCCTCAATAGTGAATGTGCTATTACCAATCTTTGTGTTACCTTGATAAAAGTCAATGCTGCAAACCTTTTCTGATGCCTCAACAACACGATAATCATACTTGCCACTACCTTTAAGTCTTGATGCAATAAGACCTGCACCAATGGTCGGCTTTCCTTGTATAATGTGAATGCCAGTCATTGAGGCAAATGGAGGTATTCCGATTTCTTGCCCTGCGGATATTTTGACCATAGCCTGCGCAACACTTTTGATGTCGGTAAACATTCCTGATTCGTAAAATGCTTTACTGATATTCATTATATCAGTAGTGTTAATTGTTGTTACTGTTGTTACTTGTGTGTTCATTGTTATTATGTATTAAGGGTTATTAAAATAAATCATCGTTTGAAATTGGCTTTGCATAGCTTGCTTGCGGATCTTCAGTCTGTGTAAACGGATTCGCATCAATTTTCCAACACGCAATCGTGTTAAACACCTTAACTTCACCTTGTGGCGATGTCCACTCACGACCTCTGATGTTAATGTGTGCCTCAATGTCCTGCCCTACTGAAAGCGAATCTGCAAGTGAGCAGGCTTTCTGTTGTAGTTCAACTGATACTATCTGTGGATACTGGTCAGCAGTAGTAAGTACTAATTCCCTTTTTGAGAACTTTCCATCACTAACTGATACTGTTGCGCCTATGCGCTTTACTGTGCCTTTGATTGTCATAATTGTTTTTTTATTTGTTTTTGTGTAAGAAATCTGTTAATACCATTGATAAGAATGAGGTGTGCGGAATGTAATCGTTGAATTGCAAGTTAATTTCGTGCTTATCGTTAGATACTGCAAGGTCACATAGTTGCATAGTCCAGAACGCATCTTTACGGTCAATAGAAGCGGTTATTTCGTTGTCTTTATTCCACACGTAGAATGTTTCATTGTCGCTTTCATATTCGATGCGCTCTTTAGAATTTTCAATTTGCCACGTTGTTGTGGTTGATACTTTTGTGATGACGTTGATTGTGTTCATGTTAGTTTGTTTTTATTGGGTTAGTAATTATGAGTGCAAATATAGTTTTAATTAGTTTACCTCAAAATAATATTTTTAACTAAAGTGTTAATTTATGTTAAATATGCTTTAAGAAAATCATAAATCATAAAATGTTGAGGCTTCCAACGGTCAACTTTGCCATTCATTAACCGAGCAATACCTGGTCGAGTGTAGCCAAATTGTTTAGCGGCTTCGGTTATCGGGTTGCATTTCGCTGGTCGGGATCCGTTATGTTCGACAAGTGCCAACATCTGTTTGTATTCTTGTTTAAGTTGGGTGTTGCTTGGTTTGATTCTTGGTTGTTCTGCGGTTATGTTCATACTTCTGACATTATTAATAACTGATTTGTATTTGTTTTCCTTGCCACCTTATAAGCAGCGTGTAGCTTGGCCCTTATCTTATCGCGAAATAGTTGCCCATCTATCCAAACACGAAACTCTTGTGTCCATTCTTTTTCGATAATTTTTGGTTTGTATTTCAAGAGCTCCACAACCGTTGCAAGTATCTGCACAACTTCATACTTTTTTACGTGAAATAGCATTGCGATTTCAACTTGGGTTAGTCCTGCATTATGCTTTAGCCACATATCCCAGTGCTTCGGGTCAATTGCTTCAGGTCTTATGATGTTAACGTAAGCATCACTAATGTAGCGGCTTATCTTACGGTTGCGTGTCTTAATTGATTTTTTCGGCATTGCGTATATTATATTGCATTAATACCAGTGCAGAATGTATGGCCTCTGCATTGCCACCTTTGTACGTTAATTTTGCGCCTCCTTTGGGGGTGTAGGCATCGGGGTTGTTTCGGTAACCGAATAGTAAGCGTTGGATAAGTTGTTTCATTTTGTTAGTTTTTAAAAGTTTATATTACATTTCTTCGTATTGCGTTATCGGTTTCATAATTTTATAACCCAAAGATTTTAAAAGATTAATAGCATCCTCCGTATTTGTATTTTTTTCGCTTTTAAATAATTTAGGAATAAATACTTTAGGCTCGTTTTCAATTGTGTTTTTTTTCCAAACTCTTCTGCTTCCACATTGTTCGGCATAATAACGTAAAAAATCAGAAATACCTCCGTTGTTTACAAAGCTTTTTGGAATCCCTTTTTTTTGTGCAAGTTTACTAAATTGATTTGATGAAAAAATGACTGGCATTTTTTCTAATGTTTCTAAAAGTAATTGTTTCATTGTGTTTTGTTTTTAGTTGTTAGTATTAATTATTTCGACCGCAAACCTACTAATAATATTTTTAAAAATAAAATTTGTATTTAATTATTTTTATTTTATATTTGCCAAAATTTAAAAATAACATTATGACAACAACACTAACATTGACATTGCACTTTGATTACGAGAATGATGACCGCGAAAACAACATTCGTGGTGGCTGGGTGCTTACCGACATCACAAATGGAAAAACATCAGTACATTTAAGCCCTAAATTAGAACAACTTTTAAACGAAGAATTAGATCCCGAAAACTTTTAAACTATGAAAACAAAACCATCACTTATCCTTTGGGCATTATCAGCCCTATTTATGTCCTTTTGGGCAGTTAAATTCGCAATGACTGGGGTTTTCTTTGGCAATTCCGAGTTACTTACATTTACACTATCCTTTTGCGCCTCGCTAACAAGTGCGGTATGTGGCGCAGGGTTTATGCAACAATGGCTTAAGAAATGAAACTACTTTGGAAACCAACAAAGTTAACCTGCGAATTTATTGTGCCAGACATCGACAAGTCCGAAGGTGTGCAAAAGGTCATAGGCTTCAGCAAAGGTTGGCATCACTACAATAGCATTAGGCTTGGCATCCGAAAAGAGGAAGATTATTGTGTGTTATATTTTTATGCGTATATTAAAGGCCAGCGTATAATTCAGAGGTTAGGCAGATATCAAATTGGTGAACTTGTTAAATGTAGATTGCACTGGGGCTATTACATCGAGTGTAAGGCTAACGATGGTTACGCATTTAGAGTAGCACCGAAGTGTTCTTTTCCTATTGGCTATTTGCTTGGAAATTATGCTGAAAAAGATGGTGTAGAGGGTGTGCAAGTGCCTATTGAGATACAGATAAATAATTTGAAAATAAAATAAGATGCCCACAAAACAAATAAGCGCAGTTGAATGGTTAGCGAATGAGTTAGCCATTCCAAAAGAGTTGCTAAAATTAGCGAAAGAAATCGAAAAGCAAAACATAATCAATGGCTACCACGTTGGCTATTCAAGGGCTATAATGCCCAAGGATTACAATGCGCAGGAGTATTATAACGAAAACTTTAATAAACAAGACTAATGGAAGCAAAAGAAAAAGCAGAAGAATTATTTAACAAATACAAGCCAATTTGCGCTGGTTACAATGGTGGTCAATCAAATAAATACTTTTCAAAACAAGCAGCATTGATAGTAGTTGATGAGGTATTAGAATGCTATCCCGCTCAATGTCCTAAAGAAAGCTATGAAATGGAACAACACATTTACTGGCAACAAGTTAAAACCGAAATAAACAACCTATGAAACAAGTCACAGCAGTAGAATGGATAGTTGAACAACTTGCTCCATCTGTATCTTTACAACAAAAGTACATTGATGAATTACTTGAACAAGCCAAAGCAATGGAAAAGGAGCAGATAAAATCAGCATATGAAAGAGCAATAATTAATTATGGAATGCCACCATTAGAAACTTTTAAACAGGATTAATATGGAAAAAGAAACACTTGAAGAAAGAGCAGCTAGATATGATAATATAAAATTGCCAATACCTTATGGTTATGTTGGTGCAGCAAATGATTTTATTAATGGTGCTGAGTGGCAACAAGAACAAATACTACAATTTCTTTATTCAGAAATAACTGAACGTAGACCTTACTCATCATCTAGAATGTGTGAAGAAGTAATTAAATTTATTGAACAATTTAAAAAGAAATAATATGAGCAAACAAACAGCAGTTGAATGGTTAATGGAACATCTTACGGAAATAAAAAAAGATTGTAGACTTTCAGAGATAAGTTCATTATTTAACCAAGCCAAAGCAATGGAAAAGGATCAGATAATATATTCAAATTATAATGGTCAAAGTATTGGTAAAAAATTAATAGATATTGATGTACATCAAATGAAAATAAAAGCAGAACAATACTACAACGAACAATTTAAACAAGATAATCTATGAAACCAAAAGATGAAAGTAAGCCATACGAATCGAGATTAATCGAGGACTTACACCCAACATTAGCCAACGCTTATAAGAAAGCCGAAGCCCAGTTTAATGCTGCTCACAACGATGTTCACGTTATCATTGTATGCACTTATCGTAATAATGCAATGCAGGAAGTTTATTATCATAAGCGACCAAAGATAACCCAAGCGAGAGCGGGCCAGTCACCGCATAATTATTACCCATCAAGAGCATTCGACATAGCATTTGTAAAAGTTGGAAAACGTGAACTTGACTACTCCGCAAAGCATTTTAAAGAGTTTTGGGAGATGTTGCAATCGGCATCTAATAAGCTAACTTGGGGTGGTAATTTTAAGAACTTTTCAGACCAACCGCACTATGAACTTACCAACTGGAAAATGACTATAATATGACAAGAGGAACACGCTACACTAATGGCAAGGAGGTTATAACCTTTGTCAAAATAGATTTCATTGTAATCGGTGGTCGAAAGATAGACCACGTTTATTTTAGGAGAAAAGATAAAAACGATTTGATTATGCCTTTGTTAGAATGGAATTTAAAGGGTAAATTTGAATGGGAAATAATTAATTGAAATGATGCAAGAAGAATTAAAATCGAATTATCGTTATAGATTTAAAATAACCAGTAAGCAAAACGATTCTACTTTAGGCACTGGATTTTTTAAAGTTAGCAAAAAGATGACAAAAGAAGAACAAATTATTTTTTTACATCAATACAATAATGGGCGTTACTTGGATAAAGAATCATTTATAACTATTGACATTGTTGAAGCTAACGAATAAACATCAAACAACTATGAATCTAAAACAAAAATACCGCAGCCCAGACAACCGCCAGTTAAAAAAGATTGCAGACTATTTAATCTACGTTTTGCTGCCATTTATTCAGACATCGTTAGCACTCGCAGAAACGCAAGGATTAATCAGTTTACGACAAGCGTTTTGGGGCGGATTGGCAGCGACATTTTTATTGATTAACACTAAATTCTTAACCAAATTTACAACTGAAAAACCTACCAAAACTGCTATAATTGATGGTGATGGGTGCTAATAATAACAATATAAATAGTGAGGTGGCGGAATGGTAGACGCATGAATAAAGGTTAATAGTAAAGATAACGTAGAGTAACCTTGAGACACCCGTAAAGTTCAGCTCATAAGTTATCATACAAGTTCGAATCTTGTCCTCACTACTAAAAATAACAATATGAAACCACAACACCAACTTATTACATTCGCAGCCCTATGTTTACTGCTAATTATCGGTTTAAATCATTGCGCCAAAGACAACCCAAAGCCTATCCCATTTGACTACAAATTAGAAGCGGAAATGATTAAAAAGCAGTTTGGCATTGAGCAGGCAATATTGCTGAATCAACTGGAAGCAGCTACCCGAAGATTGCAAGTTGCCAATAACGCAAAAGATAGCATTAGACAACGTGAAATATCATTAACCAACACTAACATAGCTTTGATGAAGAAAATGCGCCAAACGCTTCCAAAAGAGTGTGATACGGTGTTTGTTTTATGTGATGAAATAATCAATGTTAAGGATTCAAGTTATGCTGCGTTATTTACTGCGTTTCAACTTTGCGCTGATGGAAGCACAATTAAAGATAGTTTGATTACCAACTACAAAGCGGAGAATATCACAGATAGCACATTATTAGTGATCAGTAAGCAAGAAACGAAACAACAACGCAAAGGCAAGGTAGCTGCGTGGTGTGTTGGTGGTGCAATGTTTTTAATTTGGCTTGTTGTTGGTTTGAAATAAATTATTATATTTGCAGCGTTCAATGTTAGTTAGTTCATAGCCCTTGCAGAAATGTGAGGGCTTTGTTATTTGTCATCTATGATACCCAGAGTAACTAACAACGCAACAACACCCATTTTAAACGATGTTGCTACATAATTTATTTGCTGCCTATACTGATATAGCATAAGCAATATAAAGGCTATCACAATGGCTGCAATTGTTATTAATGGAGGTATATTAGCAGCCTCTTCATTACTCATTCTTGTTTTTCTTGGCAACACGATAAGAAGCCCACATTGATACTATTAATGCACCAAGTTTGGCAAAGTCATAAATGGTATCGTAAATACCAGTTAGATTCATATTACCGAACCAGTCTGATGTCCATACCCCTGCTTGAATGATGACCGATGTAATTATTACTAATATGCTATTGTCGGGATGATGTGGATGAATCATAAAATTTAATTTTGTTTAGGAGTATAAGGTATCAAAGGTAAATCTTTTACCCACATAAATTCTGGTGCTATTGTTTGTTCAATTTCTTCAACTGAAATTACCCAATCATCGTTAAAATCTTGTATAGGATTATAATATGAATATGGAGCATATAACTGCCCGACTAATTCATCTTTTTGCAATTCCGTAAGCAAGCCTACATAAAGTAGTTTTTCTTCTTTTGTTAGTTCTGTTAGCTTCATACTTGGCGAGATAAAGATGTGTTTAATGCTTGTATCATAGTGTATAATTGACCTCTTTTAGTTAAATTTAATCCCAATCCTACTGTAACTCCTGCACATTCTTTATTGTCAAATTGGACAGTTGTTGTTAGTGCTGAAATTATTAGATTTGAAGATTGATAATTATTGGTAGTTATAATTACTGTATTTGCACCTATTTGAGAACCGTTTCTGTCGAGTGTTAAACCACCTATTGCTGTTGATGTTTTGTTGTTTAGGTAAAACCCGTTTGAATTTGCATTTGTTACCCTTACATATTGAGTAAGAGTAGCTGACGAATTAAAAGCCGTTGCAAAACCTGCGGCTATTCTTGTTTGTATTGCAAGATAAGGAGCAGAGCCATTTCCTCCACCTATTGATGCTCTGTCGGCTGCTGCGGCATTTGTTCTTGAATAAAAACTAACGTGAGTGTTATTCTGTGTTAAAACACTGTCCATATTCAACCCTGTATTAGCATAAGCATTTGTCCCATTTGGCAAAGCCCCAGTTGATGCGTGTGTCCATCCTCCCGTAAATGTTAGCTGATACAACGAAGTGTTCATAAAGTTGTATGAATGTTTAGTGCTGCTGCCTCCAACCATAGGATAATAGGCTATTAAATCACTGCTCATACTATTTGCAATAAGTGAAGCCTCAAAAGTATTTAAAGCATTTAAAATAGTTGTGCTTGATTCCGATGTTGCTGCTATCCACGCAGTTGTTAATGGTAGATAGCCTTGTTTCTTACCCATTATTCCGATTATGTTTGCAGGTAGTCCCATTATGCTACACCCACGCACCTCCATACGCTTGTTGCTTCATTCCAAATAAATGCAACATCTAACCTTGTGCTTATTACTGTTGTTGTTGGCAATGCTATTGTTGATGCTTCAAAACTTGCGCCCCACGCTATTGCCCTTGCAGTTCCATTGTCTTTAATTGAAATCCACAATGTTTGACCTATTGTTGGCGTGCCGCTTAAATTAGTTGTAAATGATGTAATTGCTGCTGCTAAAGCGGTTATTGAATAATAATCAACATTGTCAGTATTAATCGTTGGTGTTGCCGCACTTGCAACTGTTCCCGTTCTTGCAGTTATGCGCTTGTTTGTTAATGTGTTTGTATCTGTTGTTCCTACAACTTGACTGCCTACACCACTTAAATAACCTAATTCCGTTGGTGTTGCTCCATTTATATTTTGAGCAGTTGTAATGTTTCCATTGGCACGATTAATAGCTATTGGGCTATCTATATAAGCTCCTGCATCATTATATCTTCTTAATTGAAAATCACCCCCACTATTTGCCCCACTTTCTATGCCATCAACACGTAATGCCCATCGTTGAAGATCATCAGTTCTAAAAGACAAAATTCTATTAACTCCATTATCTGCATCAATTTTTACTCGTGTAGTTGTAGCCCCCCCATCAATATGCAATTTTTCAGCACCAGCGGCAACACCTATTCCTATTGTGTCAGCAGTTAATGAATGAATTCCTAAATCTACATCGGCAGTTGCACCAGTATAAGGAACACCACCAGTAACATCACTCAACATCGCAAATGTTTGCGGGCTTGTTGGCTTATCGGGCAGTTTTGCAACATAACTTGCAGTAACCAACGATGCATCAATAATTACATCCCCAATGTTGCCCGTTGCTATTTGTATTTCACCATTGCCTATATCGGTATAATTGCCTGCCCCATCATCTGATAACAACCTATTTGTTGTTGTAAATCCTACATCAGTTACTTGTTGGAGGTCGGGTGTGCCACTAACTACTATAGGTGTAAATACATCAGTTGTTATATCATATGTTCCTTGCTCACCCGTTGTAATGTCTGTGCCTATTGAATATAAATTTATATTGCTTTCGGCAATAACCAACAATGTTATAGTTGATCCAACTGCATCATTTATTCTGTAAAACTTACCACCAACCGCTAAGTTAGCAGTTAAGTCACTAATTAAATCGGCTCTTGAAATCTCTTCATCGTAATAACTTGAAAACATTTCATTGTTTGCATCGGTAGACACATAGCCATTTGCTTGACTTGCATCCGATAATATATTTGGGCTGCTATCAAGCAAGTTTACAAACCTATCTTGCGCGTTTTGGCCCGTTATAAAGTTTATTAAATTGTTGTAGATATTACTTACAATATCTGTGAGCATGTTTGCCCTATTCTTTTGTGCCATATCTAAGGTATATCAAATGATTCATCAAAACTATTGTCAAAACTTGCACCATAAACAACTGATGGAGCGCAAACAAATACACCATCTGGAATGCTAAACTCCAATGGCATCTTATCGTGTATCCATTTGTAATTTAATACAAAGTTTACCTCATCCTTTAATGAATTTGCAACGGGATTACTTGCTATTAATGTGCCTGGTCTTTGTGATATTCTCATCAATGTTTCCGAGCAAAACGCTAAGTAAAAGTTTCTACTTCCCGTTATTGAATTGTAATGCGGTAAATTAGAAACGTAATCGGGGTCTTTATAATTTACTTCAAAATTATAGGCAATCAATGTTTCATCTGACCAACCAAAACCACGCCCAACAATAGGACTGCCACCATTATACTCACCATGTGTCTGTGGCAAAACGATAATCATTCCCGCAGTGATGCCCGTTTGCCAAATCAAAGTTGATTCTGGGTCAGTCATTAACTGTTGGTAAAATGTTTTGTGAATCAATGCTACCGAACGAACTCGTGCAAGCTCGATGCTTGTGCATTCACCGCTTCCGCTTAAGCCGCAAGCAAAATGACTTTCAATAGTATTACAATTTGATGGATAGAATGCCATTATTTTAAAGTATTAAAGGCGGCCACCTTACGGGGTGTTACCGCCAATGATTAAACTACGTAACAAGTAAACAAGTTAGCAGGAATAGCGCTTTCCTCTGGGAAATTATCGCTGGTCCACTTAACTTCTACATCCCAAGTGCGCTCAACTTTTAAGTCGTTAGCGATTGGATTCTTTGGTACGATTGTGCAAGGCTCATCACTGATGGCAAGCACTGTTTCACTTCTAAAAGCTACGTGAAAATTACGTGAGCCTTTAACGCTATTGTAATGGTTTCTATTGCCTACATAGTTAGGGTCTTTGAATGACAATAAGAAAGTGTAAGAATTTAAACTCTCTTCAGTATCGCCATAACCTTGGCCCATGTTAGGTGTTCCACCATCAAATTCGCCTTGTGTTTCAGGATAAACAATGATTGCGCCTGATGCTATTCCCGCATTCCACAATGCTTCATCTTCGAAGTCAGTAGATAGTGTAGGGTAATAGCTTTTATTTATGAATGCAGTTCCTCTAACGCGAGATAACTCAACGCCGCAAGTACCACAACTGTGGGCGGTAATGTTTTCATCACAACCCGATGGATAATATGCCATGATTATTTGTTTTTAGCATTCGCAAATGACTGTGCAGCCTCTGCGATATGTTTGTTTGATTTCGTATCGAACTGCTAACAGTCCATGGTTAAGACCGACTCTCACATCGGGTATTGAACATTCCTCTTTAAACACTAAAGTTGAATTCATTTCGGTTTCCGTTAACTCGAATGTGCAATCAAATACGTTAATGCTCTCACACACTAATTTACTTAATACACTTGGAATAGCCGAAACAAATATATCCTTAATTGTTTGCGATGTTAATGTTTTATTTGCATAAATGACAAGTGTAACGGGTGTTGTTTCCTCCACCTTATCCATCTTGTCACCAAAATTATTTTCAATTACTGTTAAACGTGATGACTCCGAACGATGATACCAACTTATTGCGTATTGATCTTGCAATAAACAGTTAGTTACTTCGCCATTAATGTTAATGCCAGGATAACGCTTCTCGCCATCGTAGTAAAACTCAGCAAGTCCAAACGCCTTATTAGGTGTTAATGGTAACGCTGCGATAATAGCGTTGTCAATTTCGGTTATTACTTGCTTAAGATTCATTTGTTCATTATTAATAAAGCGGTTTCTTGCGCAACGATTTGAGTCATTTCAAGCTCACGTTCTGACAATGCCCAAATTTCACCATATTTCTCAGTTAAATATTCTGTTTTTGTTTTACTATCGTTTTCTATTGTGTTACCTAAATTATCAATTGTGTAACCTTTCTCAGTTGCTTTTAATGTATAAGCACCCTCTAACTGCCTTGTCAACGATGCAATAACAGTACTATCCGCAGTTCGATTGTATTGTGATTGTCTTATCTTTAAATAGCTATTGCTATACGTTCCTATCTTACTACCATCCGTTTTTTTACCGCTTGTATGAATGCGATAATGCAACTCAGGCAGCACCGCAATAGCCGCAGCCCTTGAAACCGTTTCGGGGTTTCCAAGTTCTCGAAACTTAGCAAGTATATTGCCAATCACAAATGGTATGTTAGAGGTTATATCCATTAAGGTAGCTGAGTAAACACTTGTATTTGACTATTGCACTCTAAACATGCATCACATTCTAATTTAATGCCGCCTAATGCATTCTTAATTGCCTCCTCATAACGTGTTGTGTATAATGCTAACAACTCGTTAGCCTCCTCACGTTTAACCGTTGTGTAGAAGTTTGTTCTTTCCGAATATAAACGCTCAGTCATAAACTCGATGCCTAATGCATACCAATAAGCTTCAGCAAACAGCATTCTATTTGAACAAACCGCAGAATCATAACTGCATCCAAGTGTTAATAGTACTTGTAATGAGTCAGCAATAGTGTTGTATGTTAGTGTTCCGTTTGCACTTGAATTTGATGAAACAAAACCATTGATTTGACCGCATGTTCCGCAGTCATAATAAGCGCTAAAACAACTGGCAAAAAACGTATCTGAATCGGTGGTCGAATAGGTAACACCGTTAATGTTTGTGTCTAAAAAACCGATGGCTAAAATAGCGCAATCAAATTGTTTTAGTATAGAGAATTCATTCCAACCATTAACCATATTTGCAACGGTTAAAGTCTTAGTGAATAGTACTTCCTTAGATAAGTAATTAAAAAACTTTACATCAATTGTCGTTGCAGTTGTGGTGCTTGACTTGTAAAATCTTATTTTGTCAACCGTTGTTGTTTGCAATGGGCTAATCTTCCAATTGTCAACAAGTGTGTAAGCCGAATTTATAACGATGCCCTTGAATAAATTGTTACTTGTTGAGGGTAACTCATCATCGCCAAACACATCGACTGTCCTACGCACTCTTTTGATATCGTAACGGGTTGACATGTACGATATAATTTGATTCTTCATTCGCGCCTCAGCACGTTCATTGATAGCATTCCATACGCCGATGTAATTTTGTTGCTCACTATTGGCTACTTGCTCAAATGATTTTAATGAAATGCCTGGCAGGCTGTTTAAAGAATAAACAGCCTGCGGCACCTCTGTAATTGAGCAACCGTTGAGTTTTACGATTCCGTCAAAACAACTCATTTATTAAGAGTTAGTTGCGGTGTAACGTAAACTTCCATTGTTGCCAGTTAATCTGTCAGATGCTAAGTAAGCATCACTTGGCACTTGCCATAATGCAAATCTCTTAGACATAATCAAAGAATATCCTGCTCCAAGCGTTGCAGATTCGTAACCAACTGTGGTTTCAGTAGGGCAGTCAATCTCTCTTAATTGGAAATCGATGTTTAACATACCTAAAGTTCCCTCACTTCCTGGCATTTCAAATGGCATTGCCATGTTCCAGAATGTAGATAAACCAAGTTGTTGTGCTCTGAATCCTTTGTAACGGTCTAATTCAACAATACCAAAAGTTCCAGGCATCAATACTGCAAACTGATTTGACCCCCAAGATGTACCTGAATAGATATCGTGGTAGTAATCAATGTTACCAGCAGCGGCCGCGTTGTTTAACGTAGCGTATTGAGTCATTGCAGGATTCAAAGATTGAACGTAAGCAGAATCAACCAAACCACTTCCAACAACGATTGGTCTACCTTGACCCTCATTGCTTCTGTAATCGGTTAACACTTTTGTCCAACCCTCTGTAAAATCATTTACAGTTGAATCGTTGTTGAAGTTAACGGTAACCGCAGTATTGTTTCCAGTTACTACGTTTGTACCCCATGTAACTTGACCTAACAATGTTTGGTCAATCTTACCAACGAAGCCATTCATAGCAGCCATTAAGCCTGCTAAGTGTTCTTGCATAAATGGAGTTGGTGCACCACCGATTGATACAGTTGCAGAAGCCTCATCGCAGTAACGTGCGATAGTTGCTTGGTCAAAGTGTAATCCGAATTTTACGATTGAAGTTGTATCAATTGTAATTTCATCATACGCTTGTACTAAGTCAATATCACAGTTGTCAGCGGTTGACATTTGTGCTGGTGTTGTACGTTGGTAGTATTTCAATCTTAAATCTTTAATGTGGCCTGCAGTGTTTGCAAGTTGCAAAGAGTCAGCGATTGGTGTTGCGTTTGCGCCTTTCTCTAAAGCAGCGCGTAAAAATCCCGTAGGAGTAATCTTATGTTCTGGTGCGTTTTGTCCAATTATGAATTTCATATGTTGGAGCATCGCGGGGCAATAACCTAATGCCATGATATTTTAGTGTTTATTTCTGCCCGAAACCTTGCAATGCGATGTCTAAGTCGCTTAAAGCGTTGGCTGCCGCGGCAGATGGTTTAGATGAGCTTTGTTGGCTCTGTGTCGACTTTGGTGGCATACCGCCTCCATTGTCAGATACTTTCAAAAACTTGTTGTCGGCCAAGGCCATATCTGTGAGAGTGTCAAGGTCGAGTTCCTTTCCGTTGTCAAAGATAAGCATTTTATCATCATCTTTTGCAACTAATTTTAACTTACCATCAATTTTTTTTATTGC